AGGAAGCCGGCTATCAGGAACAGGGTGGTGATCACGGGAAGCCACGCCAGCCATGCCGGGGCGGACTTGGTCGGCGTGGTCATCGGGGCGTAGTCTTTCTTGGGAGGGTTGTGACCGATGGAAAACCGGGGCGCTGGCGGCGCTTGCTTCGCCAGACGCTGGTCGGTTAAAAGGCGCTATGTCTCGATATGATCGTCAGCAGGAAAGAAAGCGGTTCCTGGTTATCGCAGTCGTGGTCCCGCTCTTCATGGCCCTCGTCTTGGGCTTAATGTGGGGAGCTCAGCAGAATGCGGCCCCGATCGACAACCCTGGCGCAAGTGTCACCGACGTTTGATCAATGCTGGCGCAATAAACCGCATCCCAGATGCGACTGGCTGGATCAGCGAGAATGGGCCGGGTGCGGCGCACGTCATTACCGGGCACGCCGCGATTGCGTCGATGACAATCCTGATCCTCGCGGCCCTTGTGGTGCAGCTGCTACCACGGCCGCCGATAGATCCGGATGACCACGATCCTTAGGGATCACACATTCGCGATGATGGTGTCAGCGATGATGGAGCCCGTGATATCGTTGTTGCCGGTGACGGTGCCGAGCCCGGAGAAATGCGTCGAATCGGTGTAGCCGGTCGACTGGCCATAAACCCCGATGGACAACCATTTCGCTTGCGGCCCCATTGCATCGGGTATCGCGATTACGGGGACGCCGGACGTCCATGCGGCGCGATATTCGAACGAGGTGAATAGATCCTGGTTCGCCTGGCTGATGGTGCCGGTCGCAGTCGGGGGGTCTCCCTGAACGATGACGTCACCCGAAAGCTGTGCCTGCGCGATGGCGTACTGGACCGCCGCGATATATGCGCTCTGCGTCGGGGGCGTTCCCGCGTCGTTGGTGACCGCCTCATAGACCGTGAGATCAGGCGCCAGTGCGCGAACGACCGCCTGCACGCTATTCTCAGCAGCGCCGGAGTTCACGGCGTCGAGCGACAACGTGATGGCAGTACGCAGCGTCGTGCCGCCATTGATGCACAGGATCGCTTTGGTGAGGCTATCCCGCTCCAGGCCGCCGCACGCCGTTTTGGGCAGCGTGTCGTTGCTGGTCATCGTGAAAGTGTTGGTGCCGCGAACGACCCCGTCCGCCGGGGCGAGGGTGACGGAATGCAGGCCGATCGACTTGATGGTCGTGCTGGCGGCCGTCTGCGAGACGCTCACCTGATATGTGCCCGTGCCTCCGGTCGTGCCGGTAAGCTGGCTTATGATCGTGGTCCCGGCTGTGACGCCTGTTCCGGTCAGCACATCGCCGGGTGCGAGATAGCCGGTAGCGATGGCTGTAACGGTCATCGTGGTGGTGCTAATGGACGCAGTATAGGAGGTCTCGGCGGGAACCGTCTTGCTGTGGCCGCCGCCATCCGACAGCGTCCAGCTACCATAGCCGGGGAAGGTCCAATAATAGAACGTGTAGGTGTCGGTCGTGCCCGGAGGTGTGTCAGTGATCGTCGCTCCATTGGTCGATGTCTTCGTTGACGCGCCGCCAAGCTGTGTCCCGTAGGCACTCCATCCCGACGAGATGGTCAGGCGCTCTGGCTGGTAGATGCTTGCTCCGGCATTGGGTGCGGAATTGTTGTTGCCGAACCACCCTGCTGAGCGAGACGCGACGCCGAGGGCTGATGCTGCGAGGAGCGCCGCAACCTTGGCCGGCACGCTGTTCGCGCGCGGCGCAGTCGTTGGATAGACGCCAGCGGTATGGCTGGTGCCCTCGAAGATGATGATCGCATCGCGTGTTCCCGCCTTTACAGCGGCTACGGCGGTGCGGAAGCGCGGGATGAGCTTACCGGGCATCGACGATTTCACCAGCCCGGATGTTCCCGCATAGGTCGGGATCGGTGTGGCCGAATAGGCGTCGAAAAGCTGGCGATCGGTAACGCGGTCGGTGCGGAACTTGATACGCTTGATCCAGCCGCATAGGACTTGCTGGCTGGTTGCCGTTGTGTCCCGGCACCCGAGATGTGCGGCGGTGACCGTTCCATAGGGGAATGCCGTTGCATATGCGGTTGGGACACGATCTCCGGCACCATAGGTTTGCGTTCCGGAACCCCACGCCAGACCAAATCGCTGCGAGGAACCCCATGTCTGCGAGCCCATCGAGCCGGTGACAACGCCGCCGTTCACCGCGATGACGGTGTTGCTTGAAATATAGGCATAGCTGGCGGTGTTGATGCCAAGCAGGCCTGGGGTGCGCGCGTAGCCGGTCTGCTGCTCTACCCGAGAATATTCGGCGACGAACGTGCCTGTCGAACCTTGGAATAGGCTGAGCAGCGCGCCGGCCGCCGTGTTCGTGTCGGCATCTCGGCTGACGGCTGATCCCGCCGTGATGATTAGCGGGGTTGCGACCGAATTGGCCGGGATCGAGGGGTTATATTCGACCTGGCAGGCGTACCAGGTACCCGATCCAGTCTTAGTGACGGTGATCGTGCCTGCGCCGGTGACGGTCAGAATCTGGGGAACGCCCGGCGCGACAACGCCATAGCCCGTCGCCGTGGCAGTTCCCGCCGACGTGGTGATGGTGACACCCGCATCATGGTTCGACCAGACGATGATCGTGCCGACCACAACGGTCGGCGATTGCGTGACCGGCGCCGTCGAATTGAGGAACACGTTGCGCGAGGTCTGGCATTCCAAGGTGCCCAGGTCGGCACGCTGGATCGGAACGCCCGTTGCGAACGTCTGGTAGGTAGCCCCCGGCGCGTCATGGTAGCACAAGTTCGTCATGACAGCGGTCGCGGGATTGGCGCGCGTCCAAGTGATCAGCGACGAAGGGAACGTCGCGCCAAGACTGAGGTCTTGGTGATTCCAGCCGGCGTTGACGTCGGCGATGGCGCCGAGCGGCCAGGTGTTGTTGGTCTTCTGGCCGTAGATTATGCCGGTCGACAGATCGGTATAATCATCGCCGTTCGCTCCGAAGTTGTTGGCCGGCAGCCCGTACCCGGTGAGATGATTCCCCGTCGTGCCGTTGGTGCCGTTGGTGCCCGTGAGCACCTGGCCAGCGGGCCACACCCCGCCAGACTTGGGGCCGTAGTAGGTTATGACGCCACCGGAGTTCTGATAATAGATCTGTCCGTCGACACCTTCGGTCGTAGGCGCCACCGACCCGAACAGCGGATGCGCCGCCGCAACCTGGGCATCCAATTGGCTCAGGTCGTAGAACTGCACCTTGTGGATCGTCGGCGACAGGTACGTCCCGTCAGCTGATCCGATCTGAACGTCATAGGCCCCGTTCGCCGCGGCAAAACCCACCTCGCCGGTGACCGACGCTGTCAATGGATTCGTCAGCCCGCCGCCCGAGCTATCGAAGACCAATGCCAGCGTCGTCGTGCCCGTCAGATAGACCGTGACCTTGGCGAACGGGAGCGACGCGCCGGTATCGTTCCGGCACGCGATAAACTCGTAATATTGCATGGTTGAACCAGTCCTTGAGGAAGGTCGGGTTAGGCAGCAGTCCCGGTCATGGTGCCGCTGTTGGTGACGGTGACCGCGTTACCGTTCTTGCGAACCGCGTAGCCCGCAGCGCCGCCGAGGCCGCCGCCGTTGGTGCTGTTGCCGCCAGCAGCCGCATAGCCGCCGCCTGCGCCGGCGTTTCCGACGGCAGTACCGCCGCCGCTCGTTGTACCGACGTTGCCATCGTTGCCAGTGACGACGGAACCAGACGCGCCGCCGCCAGCGAGCCCGTTCGGGGCACCGCCACTGCCGCCGTCGCCACCGATTTTGCCGCCAACGCCGGTTGATGCACCGCCGCCACCGCCGGCGCCACCGCCGCGCACCGTGCCGCCGGAATTGATCGTGATCCCGCCCGACATGGGCACGCGGACATAGATCGCGTCGCCGCCGGCGTTGCCGGGGCCACCGCCACCGTCACCGCCATTGCCACCGCCGCCATCGACGATACCGCCAGACTGGACGACCAGTGTCAGGGCGATCGTGTAGCTCGTTGTCGGCCAGGTGCCGGTGTCGATGCCGAACCCGTTGACCATGCCGCGACAGGTGACGCCGCTCGGCACGTTGAAGGTGATCGTGGCGTTGGAAAGGCCGGTGTAGCCAGCCGCATCGGCGAGGGTGCGTAGGTTGACCGCGGCGCCGCTGGTAAGGTTGATCGTGGCCGTGAACGGTGAGCCCGGTGTGCCGCCCGCCGCGCCGGGAGCCGCCAGCACATCCCACCATGCATTGGCTTGCGCGGTGCCGGTCGGGGCATGACCCGAGAAATTGTTCTGCGTCGCGACGTAACTGCCGCCACCATAACTGACACTGTTGCTGAGGAAATAGGTCGTGCCGCTGTTATAGTCGCCACGCGGGGTCACGCCGGTGATTGACTGCGGTGTCGACCAGACCCCGATCAGCGTGCCGCCCGCCGTCTTGAGCGCGGTTGAGGTCCAGATCGTGGCCGAACCCGACGGCGGACCATCGAACCATCCCGACGGATTGTCGCCGGTTGGGGTCGCGGGCTGTGCATAGGCGCGCTGGAACTTCATGTCGCGATAGGCGGCACGGCCCGGGGCCGAGGTGATCGCGATCGAATAGGCGGTTGCCGTGGATAGGTCTTCGGTGCCGCGCCCGTAGATGTTGAACGAGGGCAGCTTGACGAAGACCGTGTCGCCGACGTTGGACGGGTCATAGCCGAACTTGAAGATCGCATCGTCAAGACGGGCGAAGCTGGCGCCGCTGGCGTGCGAGCCTGATGTCGTGCCACGCTGGGCTCGGCGAAGCAGGGTCAGGTTGTAGTGGTTCGCAGAGGTGAGCGTTGCGGTCTGATAGGCGATGACCTCGTCACCGACCAGGCAGAGCGTGACGCCAGCATCGCGATCGGCGGTGCTGACGCTGACGAGCTGGCCCAAGCTGGTCGAGAGATCGACGGCGCAGGTGTTGGTCGTGTCCGGGTCGGCTCCCGCCGCCAGCGTGGCGGTCAGGGTGCCGTAGCGCGCCGGGCCGTTGACGGTGCCCGCCATGGAATAGTTGGTGCCGTCGGTGCTGATCCAGACCTCGCAGCCGCCCCAGGTCGCTGATGTCGAGGCAGCCGCGACCCAAACCTCCGCATCTATCCCGGCGAGGTTCGGTGGCGCGATAAACAGCAGCGGCGTCGACACGCTGCCGGGCGCGACATCGGTGTTGGCCTTGTAGCCGCTCGATCCCGAATGCGCCGAGTAGATAGCGGCCGAGGCGGTTCCGACCGGCACGCCCTCGGCGGTGATCGAGAGGAGGTCGTCGGCGTCCTCGCTAATCTCGGTGATGCGGACCAGGACGCGGTTGAGCAGCAGCGAATCCGTAGTGGTGGTGAGCGTGACCAGATCGGTCGGTTCGAGCAGCGCGAAGTTCCAGGGCAGCTTGAACGTGTACTTCTCGCGCGTGTAGAGGACCCGCTGGCCATAAAGCTGCACCGCTTTCCGCGCGATCGCCGGGTCGCAGATGCAGTGAACCGTCGTCGGGTCCTGCTTGCGCCGGCCGAAGGTGACGATGTTGTCGAGATCCTGCGCGGTCGCGATGCCGACGTTGTATTGCTGCGAGCGGTCCAGGAATTCGAACTGGACGATGTTGTAGGCGTCGGACTGGTCGACGATCTCGATCGAGACCGCGTTACCATCGTCGCCGACCTGCAGGTCGTCTTCGGTCAGGTCGTAGGCTGGCGTCAGGTTCGGGGTCCAGGTGACGCT